TGCTGTAGATACTCATAATCTATACGACGCAACTAACGATAGACTGTTAATAACCTCAGCTTTTAACGGCTCTTATTTTATAATTTCTTGGTCGGTTATGGTTACGGCGTCAGATGGAGACAATATGCAATGCCATCTTTCAAAAAATGGAACTGCAATTCAAACTGACCGAAAGTTTTATAATGGCGGCGAAGGTGAATCCATTAGTATGCACGGAGTTTGGATGGGGCAAGTATCAACTAACGATTACTTTAGTTTAATAGGTTTTTGTGACAAAGCGTCAGGCACATCTACTTCTGTAGCGGGGTTAAACAATACGTTTTTGTACGCTGCTAAATTGTTTTAAGATAGGAGACAGACATGGCTTTAACAAAATTAAACTCTGCTGGTCTTCCTGCTGGTACTGTGTTGCAAGTTCAAAGTGTAACAAAGACAGATGTGTTTTCTCATGACACATCAACTTATGCAGATGTTACAGGACTAACAGTTAGTATCACCCCATCATCTACAACATCTAAAATACTAATCAGTGGTCATATAACCACTGGCGGTCACGACAAAAGTCCAAGGCTTGTTTTGCTTAGAGGTTCTACCCCTATTTGTATATCCACAGAAACAGGTGGGAATGTTTCCATACTTTCTGATGCTAGGACAGGCACCGTAAGGCATGGCGTTTCTAATGGATTTAGCTTTTTAGATAGCCCTTCTACTACATCAGAAGTAACTTACAAATGGCAAATTAAAGAAGGCAACTCAAGTGGTACTGTTTATGTAAACAAAACAGGGTTTACCGACAGTGGTATTGATGCGGATGAAAATGCTACTTCTACAATCACTCTCATGGAAATCGCAGGCTGATGAAAGACATTCACACCGACATAGCTATCATCGGCGGAGGGATTACAGCTCCACTGTGGGTCAATGCGCTTACAGACTGGTTCGGGTTCTTCGCGGCAGCGGCGGCTATGATTGTTGGTGCATACCGGGTCTATCAAATATTCTGGGGGCCGAAGCGTGATAGCTGAAACACTGGCGGGTTTAGCTCTGGTTAAGAGCGCAGTCGATGGCATCAAGTCAGCCATGGCAACCGCTACTGACATATCGGATATCGCCGGGCAGATAGACGACTTGTTCCTTGGGGAACAGCAGGCGCAGAAGGCGCGCAACAAGAAGGCCGGGGCTAGTCAGTTCAGCGTGAACAGCGTAGCGAAGGAAACCATCGACGCGAAGATTGCCGCAGAAAAATTATACGAGGTAAGCGTCCTAGTAGACCAGCGCTTCGGGCATGGCACATGGTCCAGCATCGTGAATGAACGCGCCCGGCGGATACAGGAAGCAAAGGAAGTAGCGAAGCAGGCGCAGATAGAACACAACCGCAAACAGCATGAGCTTTACGAGACGCTAAAGACGGTGGGCATTGCGCTACTTGCAATCGCGTTTGTGGCTGTATGCTTGGTCGGCTCGGTGATGTTGGCTTCGTGAGCGGAGAGACCCGGACAGGCTTAATTGGAGAGCATCTGGCCTGCGCTGCGATATTATTGTTGCCCGGCATCAAGGGTTGCGCGATGGCACAGCAAGACAAGGTAGACCTTTGCGCTTGGGATGAGCTGGGGTTTATCACGATACAGGTTAAGTCGGGTAGGTTGCGCCAAGAGTATGACGGCAGGCAACCGACATATCATTTTAACTACGGCTCCGGGCTGAAAAAGAAAAAGCCGGTGCGCGGTGACTATGATATTATGGCAACGGTTGCAATCGAAAAGCGCCGGGTGCTGTTCACAGCGTTGCCGGAGCTGACTGCGGTTAGCAAGAGGATAAACCCAAGGCGGTTCGATGACCCGGACGTAGAGGTGCAGAGCTGGCAACATGCGATTAGAGTTATGCGAGGTGAGACATGATGAACTGGGACGACTACCCAAACTTTACCGAGGCTGAGTTTACCTGTAGCCACAGCGGCAAGTGCGACATGGAGCCTGCCTTCATGGCTAAGTTGCAAAAGCTGCGCGACCACTACGGCAAGGGGATGACGGTGACCAGCGGCTACCGTGATATCTCGCACCCCATCGAAGCGGCAAAGGATAAGCCGGGCATCCACACAATGGGGCTGGCTGTAGACATCGCGTGTAATGGGCAAGACGCATACCACCTATTGGGGCTTGCGCTTAACATGGGGTTCACCGGCATCGGTGTTGCACAATCAGGGCGCAATCGCTTCCTGCACCTGGACATCTACACCAAGCCACCCCGGTCAAATGTATGGAGCTACTAAAATGATACTACCTATTCTGGGAAAAATCCTCGGCAGCGGAGACGTTGTTAAGAGGGGCATGGAGCTTATCGACAGTATGCACTGCTCTACCGAAGAGGAGATAGCGGCTGTCAGCAAGGCGAAGACAGACCTGCTACAGGCATACCAGCCATTCAAGCTAGCACAGCGTTACCTTGCGCTTATGTTTACGTTTACCTTCCTGATATGCTTTGCCATCACGCTCGGCATGACACTGGCTGGGCGAGGGGATATCGAAGGAGTTAAAGCTATCCTTGGTGATTTTTGGATAGGCGAAATCATGTTGCTGATTGTCGGGTTCTACTTTGGCGGTGGCCTTGCCGAGACGATAAAGCAGAAGGGGCGCTAGCGCGCCCCCTCGATTACTTCGAGACTGTTTGACATACCATACACCTTGCGCACTATGCCGCGCTCGACCAGAGCTTCGACGTGTTTATGTACAGCTTGCGTAGAGACGCCGAGGACAGCCGCTATCTGCGGATAGCTTGGAACATACCCCTGCTCTTCAGACAGCTCCTGTATGGTGCTTAGAACGCGATACTGGGCAGGTGTAACCCTCATTGCTTCAGCTCCTTAATCGTCAGAGTGTTCTGGCGCACCCGCTCGGCAGGCTTTGCCGGCGTTATTTTTTCTGGGCGTGCGCGCGTGTTACGCATGGGCCACTTGATGATAGTGTCGGTGCCATCAACAACGGTGCGTGCTTCTTCATGGTTGCCCATGTATTCCTTTATGACCGTCTCGGCGTCAGCGATGGATTGCTCGCACTCCTTCTTGAGGCGCTTGGCCTCGACGAGTACCTCGATAGCATCCTGCACTTCGCCATTCTGAACGACAAAGTCTTTAATGATTTGTAGCGGCGGTGCGCCATCATCGACATTGCGGAAAGCTACGTTGCCGTCTTCCGGGTTGGCAAGCGGGTACCAGTCTTTCTTTACGCGGCGGGTCTCAAAGTCTGTGATAGCGGCGCTGATGTTTGACTGCGTTGCGAGGTCAGCCTGATACAGCCAGACGCGCAATTCGGATCCACGGTACAGCACAGCTACGATACCGTAGTCAGCCTCGGCGCACATCATCTGCGCCTGTAGCTGGAACGGCCCACGCCACGGCGGGGGTGTGTCTTCGGGCTGGGCCTGCGTAGACTTCGCCTCGATGACGACGGTCTTGCCGTCGAGCTGTAGGTATTCACCATCGCGCACAAAGATGCCACGCGATGGGTCGTTACGCACGATGCCGGTGCCGACAGCGCGACCATCGAGCGACGCGGCAAGCGGCAACTTTGCGTGGAAGTAAGGCTCGTTGATGTCTACCTCGACATCGGCTAAGCCCAACAGTTCTGCGGCGCGTGTGATGATAGCGCCTTCATGCACGTTGCCCCAGTATGTCAGCTCGTTGCCTTCCCACGGCTCCGGCGCTTTGCCTTGGTCGTGGTCTATCATCTCAGATAGAAGCTGGTTCTGTGTGGCGTATGGTGATAGGCCCAGCAGTTGCGGTATGCGCGATGCTGACATGAGGTTATTAGGCGTTAGTTTTCCGACCATTAGTTTGCTCCTAATATAGAGATGACGTTCCACCAAGTATATTCCGGGCCGAACAGGTTAAACCAGCCTGCGATAGACAGGCTGATGAGTGTGTATAAAGAAAGCGTTACGATTGCTTGCATGATAATCCCCTATGCGTTGATTAAGTTGCGCACGCTTGAGGCGTGCCATTGGCGACCCATTGCGGTCGGTATCTGCGCGTCGTTTAGCGCTGATGCGATGCTACGCAGAGACTGGCCTGCATTGCGTAATGCTGTGATAACCGGCATTGCCTGCGGTGCAACCTGCGCGGTTGCGTCACGACGGATGCCTGCGTTAGCCGCGCCACCCTTGCCGGGTGTTGGTGAGCCGAGCTTTACGCCACGGCGCTTGGCGGCGGCTAGCGCGTCCTTTGTGCGCTGAGAGATGCGGCGACCTTCCCATTCGGCAAACACTGCCGCCATCTGTAGGAAGGTGCGGTCTGCCTCTGGCATGTCAGCGCACTCGATAGGCACGCCGGCTTCGAGTAGCCCAGTGATGAAGTGAACGTTACGAGCGAGACGGTCTAGCTTGGCAATGATAAGCGTTGCGCCTA